CGATTCACTCAGAGGGCACCAGATATATACCTGGATAGTTAAGTGGTATAACGGAGGCTTGATAAGCCTTTATTACAAGTTCGATTCTTGTTCCAGGTACCAATATCTCTCGCAAGTGTTCCGGTAGCACAAGGTTCTCCAAAAGCCTTGGACGGGGTTCGATTCCCTGGCGGGAGGCCAATTATTTTAGAAGACCTTGTATTCTATTAATTTCATCTTGAATTGCATCAGACGAATAGAAATAATCTAAAAGATTTTCTGACATAAGATTGAGAATTTCAATTCTTCTTTCCATGTTCTTACGAGTATTCTTCAAGTTGTCAATATGGTTCTGTGTGAACTTTTGCAACATGTTTTCTTTTTTCTTTGATTTGATTCGTACAACAATCAATTCAAATTTGTGTATTTGTTTACTTATTTCGGCAATGTTATTGTTGACATTTTTAATACCCTCAATGATATCGCCTTTCATCATCATAATTAAATCATCCGTAATAGGATCCATTTTGTTTATGAAATGGTGCAACAGATTAGCAAGTTCGTTCATAACTTCAGCATTGACATCTCTAGGTTGGTCAAAGTTACCAGTCCTATCATAATTAGAACGTCTTTCCGGATCACTAAGGATCTCGTAAGCCATTTTAATTTTTTTAAAAATTTCTTCATCACCACCTTTATCTGGATGGTGTATTTGTGCTAAAGTTCTGTAAGCATGTTTAATATCTTCACTTGTACAGTCTGGTGATAATTCCAGTAGTTTGTATAGGTCCATGATGTTTAAATAGTAGTGTTTAGATATTTATTGTTGTTAAAAAGGTGTTACATGAGAAATTTCGATATACAAGCAGTCAAAGATTTCATTTTGGCTCAAGGACCTGATACAAGAGTATATCTTGGTGCCGACTCTGAACGACTAAGAGTTAATGGTGTATGGTATGCTGACTATGCACTTGCCGTTGTTGTTCACATTGATGGTTGCCACGGTTGTAAGATTTTTGGTTTTGTAGACCGTGAATTGGATTATGACCACAAGAAAAGTAAACCAGCAATGCGTTTGATGACAGAGGTATATAAAGTATCTGAGTTGTTTCAAGAAATGGCAGATGTCTTAGAAGACCGCCATGTTGAAGTGCATTTAGACTTAAATAAATCTGATGAATTCGGTTCTTCTTGCGTTGTGCAACAAGCAATAGGGTACATCAAAGGTACATGTGATATCACTCCTATGGTGAAACCAGATGCACCTGCCGCAAGTTTTTGTGCTGACAGATTGAAAAGAATCTTGGCAGAGCAGGAATAAATAATGGAGACTATAGTGTAACGGTTTAGCACCCGACTCTGTGAAAGTCGTAGAATGGGTTCGTCTCCCATTAGTCTCCCCAAACTTTGTTAAGGAAAATTATGAAAATAGGTGGTATCTATTATGAGATTCTTCATAAGACAAATGAAGAAATGAATGGCAATATTGGTCTTGCTGATTTCAATAGACAAGAAATTAGCATCAATACCGACCATACAACTCAAACTCAAAAAATTGCTTTAGTGCATGAGATTTTGCACATACTAGACAGCACCTATCATCTTAAATTAACCGAAGAACAAGTAATCTATACCGCACATGCGTTGATAGGTTTCATTGAAGATAACAAAGATTTTCTGACCGATTTATTATAAAGGAATATTATGTACACACCCTTGCATGACAAGATTATCGTTCAACGACTTGAAAAAGTCAATCAAACCGCTTCCGGTATTATACTCAAATCTTCACCCGAACCAGATAGAGCAAAAGTTGTTTCTATCGGTCCTGATGTTGAAGAAATTTCTATCGGTGATGAAATACTAGTTAACTGGAACGGAGCAATTAAAGTAAAAGATGACTTATATACTTTAAAAGTAGAACACGTTGTAGCAGTATTTGAAACTGAATAATAAGCCTGGTTGCGTAGAGAGGTTATACGTCTCCCTTACAAGGAGAGCGATGAAAGTTCGAGTCTTTCACCAGGTACCAAATTTTGGAAGGTGAGCTAGTCTGGTGATTCAGCGTCCGCCTGAAGAGCGGAAGAATTAGGTTCGATTCCTAAACCTTCCACCAAAATAATGCCCTCGTGGACAAATTGGCAAAGTCAACGGTCTTAGAAGCCGAAGTTTGAGAGTTCGAGTCTCTCCGAGGGCACCAATACGAGTATGGCGGAATTGGTAGACGCACCGGTTTTAAGCACCGACGCCTAGGCGTGAGAGTTCGAATCTCTCTACTCGTACCAGTATAAATAAAGAATCTAAGCGGGTATGGTGCTAGTGGTAACACATGACTTTGCCAAAGTTAAGTTACGAGTTCGATTCTCGTTACCCGCTCCAAAATTAACAAAAGTGTCACAATAAAATATACTATATACTAATTGCGGGATGGTGAAATGGTATCACAGAGGACTCATAATCCTCAGTTCCTCGTTCGAATCTTGGTCCCGCAACCAAACAAACTACTTCAAATTTAGGTGAACAGATTATGTCAAAAGTCTTATTTCTTCTCAAGCGCAGGGAAGATTATAACAGCATCACACATTCAAATGTAGGTCTAAGTACAGGACTTTACAATTCAGCAGTTTTTATGCAAAAGATGCTAGAAGAAAATGGTGTGCAGTCAAAATTAGTTGTGTGTGCCGATAATAATAATATTGACAGAGAAGTTAATATTTACAAACCGACTCATGTTATTATTGAAGCACTTTGGGTAACCCCAACAAAATTCGATATACTGCAAAAACTACACCCTTCAGTCAAATGGATTATCAGATTACATTCTGAGTTACCGTTTATGGCAGGTGAAGGTATTGCTATGGATTGGATTGCCGAATATTCAACTTATAAAAATGTTGTGATTGCTTGTAATGCTCCTAGAATGTTATATGACATGAGAGAGTATGTCAAAGAACATTTTGGTTTTAGAATCTGTAGAGTAGAAGAAGAGGTCATATATTTACCGAATTATTACCCACAAGAATTCAAAAAGAAAACAGAATTTTATACCGGTGAATATGTAAATGTGGGTTGTTTTGGTGCTGTCAGACCGCTAAAGAATCATTTGTCACAAGCATTAGGTGCTTTACAATTTGCAAATAGAATTAAAAAGAAATTAAGATTTCATGTTAATGCTGGTCGCATTGAGATGAAAGGCGAACCAATGATTCACAACCTTAGGTCTTTCTTTGAACAGATTAGCGATAGTGGTCATCAATTGATAAATCATCAATGGACACCTAGAGAAAGTTTTACTGATTTGTGTGCAAAGATGGATATAGGATTACAGGTAAGTTTCTCTGAGACTTTTAATATTGTTGGTGCTGATTTTGTATCTGAATGTGTACCGTTTATCGGGTCAAAAGAGATACCATGGGCACCTAAAACGTTTATTGCCGATCCTACAAGCACAAAGAGTATTGCCGATGCATTAGAGTTAGCTTATAAATGGCCTCGTATAAATACATGGCTAAACAGAAAGAATCTCATTAATTACACAGATGAGACTTTGAGAATATGGTTAAAATATTTCAAATAAGGAATTAAAATGTCACATCACATGGTAAAAAAACACAAATGGGTTAATGGTATTTTAGAGTCGTCTGCACACTTTTTCGATACGTTCGAATCTGCAAAATCATTTGTCGATAGTGCGGACGCAGATACATTAAAAATCTTTAATACAAATGGTGAATTAGTTCACGAAGTAAACGCAACAGACAATAATTCAATATCCTAAAATTCGTTCAGCCTCTTGTATTCTTGTTTTAGTACTTCTGCTACCTAAGATTACAAGTATTTTGTTATCTATCAGCATTACAATACACCCACCTGCAGGAAATGTCCATCCTGTTTTACTGACTTGAATATTGGTATATTTTTCTGTAAGTGGGTTTGTGTTTGTATAATCTACCCAATTGTCATTAACTAAGATTTTAGTCCTATATTGTTTGCTCATTGATATCAGAGGATAATTCTTTGTCTCTTTGACAAGTAACATTAAATCTTTTGCGGTACTAATATTACCTTTATCTAATCCTGTTGGCTCAACAATCTTAGTATTTTGCATACCAATTTGAATTGCTTTTTCATTGATTGCCTGAATACAAGCATTAAGACCACCGGTGTAATTCTGACATAATGTTAAAGCGGCACGGTTATCTGACGATACTAATGACATCTCTATTAAATCTTTTCTGGTAGTCTTTTGATTTTTTCTTGGTAATTTATCTCTTAATTCTGTAGTAAGAGTTAAGACTTGTGTTAAATCTTGTTTAGCATCTATTACGACCATTGCGGTAAGTAACTTTGTGATACTAGCGATTGGACGTACTTCATCTATATTTTGAGATGATATGATTGTACCATTAGTATCAGCCAACAGCCATGATTTCGCTGTTAATGGCTTTGCATTACAGAATAGTGAAAACGTTAATAGGATGATAAATAATAAACGAGACAATTAAAACCTCTTTTTGCATTGATGAATGAATATTTATGGACACTTAAATAGACTCATTTCAACAATCAAATGCGCTTCACAACAAAACTTTTAGAATACATAGAAACAATCGAAAGCGTTGCACAATTCATATTATTGTTCTTTTTAATAGGAACATTTGTTGCAATTGGAGTATTACTCTTCGTCTGGTGGGCTCTCAAAAGTCGGCTTCTTTGACTTTTCTATATAATCCAGTATCTCTTTCTTACGCAACTCTTGTAACACATATTGATTTGTGTGGTCTTTGAGTCCGGGATAACGTTTCTCGGCATCGTGTGCAATATAGGCAAACATACAACCAGTGCAAAATATTAAGAACAAAAAAAGTCCACCGAAATAGGCATCGGCTTTTAATGTTTTCATAAAGCGTTCTTTTCTTCTTGCCTCAGCCGCTTCCATCTTCATTCGCTTGGCAATAAGAATCTTTTCTTGTGCACCAAGTTCTTCCATCATCTTGTTCACATCTGTCCATAGAGCACCAAGTTCTGGTGGACTTTGATATACTACTAACTCACGTAAATCGACACTCATCTGCTCTAATTTCTTTTTCATTAGAACACGTTGTAGTGCACGTTTACCTATACTAGCACCACCTTCGTAGATGTGTGTCTTAGCATACTTTTCTTCTTCCTCTAGGACAGTTTTGCACTTGTGGAAAGCATCAAAGAATTCACCAATCTTTTCACCAATTTCAGTATAGATATCATCAGTCTCTCCACCCTTTTTATTGAGTTCGATGATTTCATTTTTCTTTTCAATGTAGGCTTTTTTCTGCTCGGCTGAAGCAGGTTTATCTTTGTGATTGGCGTGGAACTGCTTGTCAAGGTCGTCTAATACTTCCTTAACATTTCCTGCGGCACCTTTGATATCTTTGTATAGCTGGCAACCTTTTTTTACGGCAGAGACGGCCGCATTTGCCATTGCAAATAGCGTAATTGGATCCATTACATCCTATGTGATAATTACCTAAACTTAATAATAAATACATGGTAAAAACAACATAAAACACTTGACACCCAACTAAAATTCATATATAATAGATGAACTATCTATTTATGCGTGGTTAGTTTAATGGTAGAATTAGAGCCTTCCAAGCTCAAGACAGGGGTTCGATTCCCCTACCACGCTCCAACATTATAAGGTTTATTATGATTCAAATATTGAAATTAGTTACCGGTGAAGAAGTTTTAGGTGAAATTACCAAAACCGATAAAATTTTTACAATTAAAAATCCGGTAGGTGTCGTTGCCGTTCGTGGTAAAGATGGTCAGCCGAACATCGGATTCTCACCGTTTCCACTACATGCCGATCCAGTCAAAGATTTAACTGTTGACTTTTTGATTGAATCTGTAGTATACTCATATACACCGGCACAAGATTTCATTGACAACTACAATCAAATCTTCGGTTCAGGCATCGTACTTCCAAAACCAAAAGAAATTATCCTAGGATGAACTTTTACACCAGCGTTCACGTTATCGGCAATAACGTAATGTTTCGAGGTATTAGAAATGGTAAAAGAGTCAGACAAAAGATTGAATACTCGCCATCTCTGTATCTTGAAACAAAAAAAGATTCCAAATACAAAAGCCTACAAGGCCTAAACTTAGAGCAAAGAAAATTCGAAACTATCCGTGATGCTAGAGATTTTCTAGACGGTTTGCGAGATGTTGCTAATGCACCTAAGATATATGGTCAGGCTCGTTTCGAATATGCTTATATTACAGACCATTATCCTGGTTTGATTGACTACGACTTCGAACATGTTAGAGTTGCCGTAATCGATATTGAGGTCGGTTCAGAGAATGGTTTTCCTGACCCATACGAAGCCACAGAACCTATCACAGCGATTTGTATTCAATGGATCAATGGTAAGACGTATGTGTTTGGTTGTGGTGACTATACAACTAAAGGTGATGAAATCTATGTGAAGTGTAAAGACGAATATGACCTTTGCAAAAGATTCGTAATGTTATGGGCTGAAGACCCACCAGATATTCTATCCGGTTGGTACATGAAAGACTTTGACGTACCTTATCTGGTCAATCGTTTTAGACGTATTGTGGGTGATGATTTTGCAAAACAATTATCACCATGGAACATAATCAAAGAACGTAAGACTATTATTAACGGTAAACAAGTTCTATATTATGAATTACTTGGGGTTTCTTGTCTAGATTATATTGACTTATACAAATGGTATGCTCCTAACGGTAAGTCACAAGAAAACTATCGTTTAGAAACTATTGCACAAGTTGAATTGGGTGAGGGTAAGTTATCCTATGATGAATATGATAATCTACACACATTGTACAGACTTGACTATCAAAAGTTTATTGAATACAACATCAAAGACGTTGGTCTTGTAATGAGACTTGAAGAGAAGTTGAAATTACTTGAACTTGCCATCTCTTTGACCTATGATACAAAATCAAATTACGATGATGTGTTTGCACAGACTCGTATGTGGGATGCATTGACTTATTCTTACCTAAAAGAGAAAGATATCATTGTACCGCCACGTATCGTCAAAGATAAGAACATGGCATTTGAAGGTGCTTATGTAAAAGAACCGCAAGTAGGTTTCCATGAATATGTTGTGTCATTCGATTTGAATTCTCTGTATCCTCACTTAATGATGCAATACAATATTAGTCCTGAGACTCTTATTGAACCTGAAGATTACGGTGATGAGATGCGTGCCGTTATTGCACAAGGTGTTAATGTAGATACGTTGCTAACAAAGAGCATCGATATGACTGCTTTACCTAAAGATGTCGTTCTGACACCAAACGGTCAATTCTTTCGCAAAGATATACAAGGTTTCTTACCAAAGATGTTAGCCGAAATGTATGAAGATAGAAAGAAGTTTAAGAAACTATATCTACAAGCAAAACAAGAACTTGAAAATGAAAAGGATGCATCAAAGCATTATGAAATTGAAAAGAAGATTGCAAGATATAACAACTTACAACTAGCAAAGAAAGTTGGTCTTAACTCTGCATATGGTGCTCTCGGTTCTCAATATTTTAGATTCTTCGACCTTAGATTGGCTCTTGGTGTAACTACTGCTGGTCAATTAAGTATTCGTTGGATTCAAAATAAGATTAACGATTACATGAACAATCTGTTAAAGACAGAAACTGATTATGTAATTGCATCAGACACCGATTCAATCTATTTGAGACTTGGTGAGTTAGTTAAGAAAGTTTATGGTGTAGATGAACAAGTATCTTTACCTAAAACTAAAATAATTGACTTCATGGATAAAGTTTGTAGCGATAAACTTGAACCATACATCGATAAGTCATACAAAGAATTGGGTGATTACATGCAAGTGTTTGCACAAAAGATGCAGATGAAACGTGAATCACTTGCCGATAAGGGTATGTGGACTGCTAAGAAACGATACATTCTTAATGTGTATGATAACGAAGGTGTAAGATATAATGAACCTGACCTTAAGATTATGGGTCTAGAAGTTATTAAATCATCCACACCATCCGCTATCCGTGTTAAGATGAAAGAGATGATTTCATTGATAATGAAAGGTACTGAGAAAGATATTCAAAAGTTCATCAAAGAATTCAAGAAAGAATTCAAAGCGATGCCGGCAGAAGAGATTTCTTTCCCAAGAGGTGTAAACGGTATACGAAACTATTCTAATGCGGGTAGTCAATTGTATATTAAAGGTACACCGATTCATGTCAAAGGGGCTATTCTCTATAATCACTATCTAAAAGAAATGAAACTTACCAAAAAGTATGAATTGATTAAAGAAGGTGAGAAAATTAAGTTTACCTATTTGAAAGAGCCTAATCCGTTCAAAGATTCGGTAATATCGTTTCCTAGTCGTATTCCTACCGAGTTTGGGCTTGACAAGTATATAGATTATGAGTTACAATTCGAAAAGACATTCTTAGGACCTATGCAAACAATCTTAGATTGCGTTGGCTGGAGGGCTGAGAAACTTAATACGCTAGAAGGATTCTTTAAATGATTTTTATAACTTTATTCACCGCTTTAGCACTTTCTGGTGTAGCGGCATACTATTCAGTAATAGGACTTACTGCAATTTTCCCTGGTTCTTATTGGCCCATTATTGTAATGGGTTCTGTCTTTGAAATAGCAAAACTTGTTACAATATCATGGACATATAGAAATTGGGAGACTGCACCAAGAAGTCTTAAAGCACCGTTTGTCACAGCAGTCGTTATTTTGATGTTTATTACCTCAATGGGTATCTTTGGGTATCTATCAAAAGCACACTTAGAACATTCAGCAGACCTAGGTCCTATCGTTGACAAAGTGGCAATCATTGATGAGAACATAAAAATTGAAAGGGAAAAAATTGAAACTAACCGTAAAAACCTCAAACAAATGGATGATAGCGTTGAACAAATTATGGGTAGAACAGATACAGAAAAAGGTGCCGAGAAATCCAATTTCATACGCAACAGTCAGAAAGCAGAACGTAGCCGTCTACTTAACGAAATCACCGTTTCGCAACAGAAGATTACTGTTCTTAATACTGAGAGAGCACCGATTGCGAACGAGCTTAGAAAGGCCGAGTCGGATTTTGGGCCGATAAAATATATTGCAGAGTTAATCTATGGCTCTGGTGACAGAGATGTAATTGACAAAGCAGTTCGTCTAGTCATTATGTTGATAATGATTGTGTTTGATCCATTAGCAGTATTGCTTTTAATTGCCGCTAATCGTTCTATCAAAGAACAATATGATGAGATGGCAGTTAAGAAATGGTTCAAAAAAGAAGAAACGAAAGAAGAACAAAAGCCAACAACGGTTGTAAATCCGGTAACACCTAACGTATCAACACCTCCGTTGTGGACAGTTCAAGTGAATAAAGAGAATATTGCAAATATAGCATCACCTGGAGTCGCATCGACTACATATGATTATTCAGTTCCTTTTGCCTTTGAAAAAGCAAAAGACATAGCAAGTGGTAAATTTTAATAGGAGAACATTATGGCAAAAGCATTAGAGAAAGCAACAATTGGTGAGAAATTAGCAAAAGTGAATGATAGTTTTACTGTCAACATGTATGACAATGGTTTTATGTTTGAAATCTCTGGACGTGATAGTGCAGATGACTGGAAAAGCGCAAAGATTGTTGTGAATTCAATTCAAGACTTAGTAGAATTAATCAATGAGGCATCATCTTTACCAAGAGACTAATCAATGAGCATACTTGAAAAATTAAAGAAGAATAGTAGCATCAAGGAGTCTGCTGTTCTTTCTAAATCTAAGTTCTTCACAGAGAAGGACATGATTCCTACTTCGATTCCTATCATCAACGTTGCACTTAGCGGTGCACTTGATGGAGGATTAACACCAGGACTCACAATGTGGGCCGGTCCTTCAAAGCACTTTAAAACTGCTTTTAGTCTCTTAATGGCTAAATCTTACTTAGACAAATATGATGATGCGGCACTTCTTTTTTATGATTCTGAGTTTGGCACTCCTCAATCTTATTTCGATTCCTTCGGCATTAACACTAATCGTGTCCTGCATACTCCTCTTACTGACATTGAACAGTTGAAGTTTGATATTATGCAACAGTTGTCTCAATTAGAACGCAAAGATAAACTGATTATCATTATTGATTCAATCGGTAATCTTGCATCTAAGAAAGAAGTTGATGATGCACTAGAAGGTAAGTCAGTTGCCGATATGTCTCGTGCAAAGCAAGTCAAATCATTGTTTAGAATGGTAACACCACACTTGACAATGAAAGATATACCGATGATTGTCGTAAATCATACCTACAAAGAAATTGGTATGTTCCCTAAAGACATTGTTGGTGGGGGTACAGGTTCTTATTATTCTGCTGATAACATCTTTATTCTTGGTAGACAACAAGAGAAAGAAGGAACAGAGATTGTAGGTTATAATTTCATTATCAATGTGGAAAAGAGTCGTTATGTTAAAGAAAAATCTAAAATACCAGTTAATGTATCTTTTGATGGTGGTATTAGCAAGTGGAGCGGCTTACTTGATATCGCTCTTGAATCTGGTCATGTAATTAAGCCTGCTAATGGATGGTATTCTAAAGTAGACTTAGATGGTGTTGTAGAAGACAAGAAATATCGTTTAAAAGAAACCGATACGAAAGAATTCTGGACTCCTATTCTAAGAAACAAAACATTCCAAGACTTCATCAAACAGAAATACCGCATATCTACCGGTAATATTATGCGTGGTGATATTGAAGAAACCTTTGCAGTAGAGACTTCAAACGGTGCGGAATGATAGAAGGCATTGATTACTGTTTCATCTATCCTAAAGATGATAAGACATTAACCCATATCAAACTTTTAGATGGTGACTATAAAGATACCGTCTTTAAGTTTGGTAAGGTAAAAATAAAGGAAGAAATAGATGGACCCCATTTACATTTCTCCTTTGATGTGTTAGAATCTAAAGTGAAGAAACCTAAAAAACTACAACATGATAAAGACTTTACAAAATATGTCGGTGACCTATTAGTAGAGTTAATGACTGATAATATAGACGAGGAAATAATTGATGAGACTAGAGCAGACGATATTAAGGAACCTGATTTATAATGAAGAGTACATTCGCAAAGTACTCCCTTTCATCAAAGATGAATACTTCTCCGATTCGATTGAAAAGACAATTTTCAAAGAACTATCCTCATTTGTTTCAAAGTACAACACTACACCAACGATTGAAGCAATTGGATTAGCCATCAAAGAAAGGAGAAATCTCTCTGATGCTGAAGTGGAGAAGTCCGAAAATTATCTTCAAGAGATTGAATTGGCTAAGGGACAAGAATCCAAGATTCAATGGCTCATTGAAAAGTCAGAAGCCTTTTGCCAAGAAAGGGCCATATACAATGCAGTATTGGGGTCTATTTCTATTTTGGACGGTAAGGACAAAACAAATGACAAAGGTGCGATTCCCAAAATATTATCAGATGCCTTATCGGTAAGTTTTGATAATTCTATTGGGCATGATTACTTGGAGAACTCTGATGACCGATATGACTTCTACCACAGAAAAGAAGAACGAATCCCATTTGACCTCGACATGTTTAACAAGATTACAAAAGGGGGTCTCCCAATTAAGACTCTTAATATTGCTCTTGCTGGCACCGGTGTTGGTAAGTCCCTTTTTATGTGTCATTGTGCCGCTGGAAATATGTCGATGGGTAGAAACGTTCTTTACATCACTATGGAAATGGCTGAAGAACGTATTGCAGAAAGAATAGATGCAAATCTATTGAATGTGACACTTGATGATTTGTTAGATTTACCTAAAGAGACTTATGATAAGAAAGTTGCGAATCTTAAGAACAAAGTAACAGGTAAATTAATCATCAAAGAGTATCCTACCGCATCTGCATCATCACTACATTTCAGAACCCTACTTAATGAACTTAATCTTAAAAAATCGTTTGTTCCAGATATCATCTATATTGATTATCTTAATATTTGTTGTTCTTCTCGAATTAAACCCGGTTCCAATATCAACTCCTACACCTACGTCAAATCCATTGCAGAAGAGTTGCGAGGTCTTGCCGTTGAATTCGGAGTACCAATTGTTTCTGCTACACAAACAACACGGTCAGGATATGGTAGTTCAGATCCAGGACTCGAAGACACGAGTGAGTCTTTTGGTTTGCCAGCTACAGCCGACATGATGTTTGCCTTGATTAGTTCTGAAGAACTTGAAGGACTCGGACAGATAATGGTCAAACAGTTGAAAAATAGATACACAGACCCATCACAATTCAAAAGATTTGTTGTAGGTATTGACAAACCTAAAATGAGACTGTATGATATAGATGATTCAGGTCAAACCGGTATCGTTGATTCAGGTATGCCATTTAAATCTGAAAGTCCTAAGAAGAAATTCGAAGGATTTAAGGTATAAATACTATCTTTAAGGATCATAATGGCTTTAACTGAATTTGATAAAATACTACAAGAATATAAGGACTCAGATGATGATTTCGGCTTTTCCACAGTCAGTCAAGAAGAATACGATGCGGTTGTTCAGAATACTAAGAATCAAACTGTTGAGGACTATCAGAAAAAACTCAAGGAAGTTGAAAAGATTATTGTCCCATTCTTAAATAAACTACATAGTACAGGAGATAAAGAATATATCTTCTGGCCTAATCGTAAACCAATTATCGAAGAACAAATAAAGAAAATACTGCAACTAACACGTTAATATTATGAAACCTTTGGTCACCGTCATTACGCCAACTACAGGCAATCAAGTAGTTCGGAAAGCAATCGAATCAGTCAAAAATCAAACTTACGATAACATACAACACCTAGTTGTCACAGATGGACCTTATGGTGCCGCTAAGATAATTTTAGATGATTATCCCGAAGTTGACAAAATCAAACTCCCTTATTCAACCGGTAAAGACCAATACAATGGACATAGAATCTATGGTGCTATGACCTATATTGCTAGAGGTGACTTCCTTTGTTTCTTAGATGAAGACAACTGGTATGAGCCTAATCATATCGAAGAACTTGTAAAAGTTATTGAGAAAGGTAATAAATGGGCATACACATTACGTAAAATTGTTAGCCAAGAAGGTGAATATATATGTAATGATGATTGCGAATCTTTAGGGAAATGGACTTCGGTTATTAATGACCAGTTCATTGATGTTAACTGTTATATGATACCAAGAATAGCCGCTTTAGGTTTTTCACCATACTGGTATCGTAGAGCAAGACATCCTCAAGAGCAACCAGAAGTTGATAGAATTCTATCACCGTTTATGATGCAGAATTTCAAAGAGTTTGATTGCACATACGACTATACGGTGAATTACAGAGTTGCAAGCAGAGCAGATTCTGTACAAGCAAGTTTCTTTCAAAAAGGAAATGAATTGATGTTAAAACAATATAATGGGAAATTACCATGGCAACAAAAGACTTAATAATCGGTGCATTTAAAGGTTACACTTTTCGACAAGTTGAACCTTGGGTTAAATCACTAAACGAATGTGGGTTTGAAGGTGATAAAGTAATCATCTCTATCAATTCATCCGTTGAAACAAATCAAAAACTCCAAGATTCTGGTGTAACTGTGTTACCATCACAGACTCCTGGTAATATGATGTTTCACATGGAACGTTTCTTACACATATACGACTATCTTAAAACTCACGGTGAAAATTATCGTTATATTCTTACCACAGATGTGCGTGATGTAATTTTTCAAACTGATCCTATGGATTATATTGCTAAAAGGATGCAAAATCCTTTTAATAAATTTATTGCTGTATCAGAATGTATTCCAATACAAAACGAACCTTGGAATAGAGATAACATTATTAAGTGTTTTAATGACTATACATACAATAATATTAAAAATGAAGAAGTTTTAAATGTCGGTACTCTTGCCGGCAAATCGGAATATATAAGAGACTTATGCGGTATGTTATTTCATATGTCTTCTAATCGTGCAGATTGGGTTGCAGACCAAGCCGCTTATAACGTAATGATGAATTATGAGCCATATAGAAGTCAATCTTTCGTTTCGGATTTAGATGAAGAATTTGCTTGTAATTTGCATGTGACAAATAAGCCAGACCAGATTGAACAATTTAGACCATTCTTGACATGTGGAGTACCAGAAATTACTGAAGATGCATTTGTTGTAACTGCAAAAACAGGAAGACCATATTCTATCGTTCATCAGTATGATAGAGTGCCGGAATGGAAAAAAGCAATATTGAAAAGACTCGATATTGAAGATGCTGATGAGTTTTTTACTTATAAGGTGTAGGCATGGGTATGGTTAAAGGGAGTCTAATACTCTACAAAGCACTTAATGACAACCAACTTTTAGATTTTTCTAAGAACATTAAAGTTGCTGATATTGGTGCACAAACGGTACACTTTGATGACCGTTCTTTTTTCGAAACGCTTTTAGAATCATTTAAACTCGACAAATCAATAGCTGAAAAATTCTCGGATGGTATGACCGCAAGAACAATGCATGAAGCAATGGGTCATACATACGAGAGTTTCGATTTAGATTTGATTGACGATAAAGTGCATAGGACAGACTTAAATACTGATAGTTGTAAACCAGAATTCAAAAGTTATTTTGACCTTGTAGTAAATTTTGGTACAACAGAACACTTGAGCGGTCAAACAAATGCTTTTAAGTTCATGCACGATTCTTGTAAGAATGGTGGTTTTATAATTTGTACTTTGCCGTGCATTGAACCGAATCACGGATTCTTTTCTTATAGTCCAGTATTCTTTGAGTCTATGGCCCACGACAATAAATATGAGAATCTTACAATATATCTACACGATGTTGAGGGTGATGATGCCGGCAATCTTTATGAATATACAGGAACTGTACCATTGAAAAAATGTTATATTAATGTTATAATACGTAAAATAAATGATGACGAATTTGTCGAACCTAAACAAGTTTTTAATAATGGTAGTTTTCCAATAGGCAAGGTGGCATAGTATGGGTAATATTTCAATAGTAACGGCTTTCTTTGATATAGGTAGAGGTGATTGGACTCCTGACAAAGGATTACCACATTATCTACAAAGAACAACAGACACGTATATCGAAAGATTCGGTCATCTAGCAAAACTCGACAATGAGTTAGTTGTTTTCACTTCACAAGACTTGGTTGACAAAATTAAAGAAAAATGTGCTAATAGAAGTGCAACAACACACATCATTGCAATCGACTTTCACGGACAATTTCAAGAGCAACGTGAAGTAATTAGCAAGATTCAAAAAGATCCTAATTTTCAAAAGATGATTAGCCCACAACAAGTTAAGAATCCCGAATACTGGTCTGCTGATTATGTTCTCGTCAATTATCTAAAGACTTTCTTTGTCGAGTATGCAATCAAAGAAAATTTTGCATCTAACGATTTAGTTGCATGGATGGACTTTGGGTATTGTAGAGAAGAATCTACTCTTAACGGTAAAACGGAATGGTCTTATGATTTTACAGAAGATAAAGTTCACTTCTTCGATTATAAAGATTATAATGGACAACCAATACAGAATATTATTGCCAATAATGACGTTCACATATTAGGTGCTAAGATTGTAGCACATAAGGACGTATGGCCTAGACTAAGAGAATTAATTAGCGGTGCATTTAAGAATCTTACAGATGCAAACCTAATTGATGATGACCAAACAATGATGTTATTAGCAACTTTGTATCAGCCGGATTTATTCGAACTACATAGAATAGTAGAGAGTGATCCATTCGTAATGTTTAGAGAATATTGTAATTAAGGACTAATATGACAACAAAAGATTTTTCAAAAGTGTACGTTTCAGGCGAAGGTTTACCGCAATACATCAACCAACTTGGCGAAGGTACTGTAGGACTTGAATTAGGTGTTTGGACTGGTGAAAACTTTGCAAATATACTTCAACAATGTCCTGGTATCAAGACATTATATGGTATGGACCCATACGCACCATATCAAGACTGGAATCGAATGATTACTCAAGAAATTATTGATGATGTTAAACGTCAATCGATGGAAAATATTCATCTATCTGGTCACGAAGATAAAGTTCAATTCTTTTTCAATACTGCCGCTGAAGGTCTTGATTTGATTCCTGATGGTTCATTAGACTTCATTTTCGTTGATGGTGACCACTCATATGAGAACGCTAAACACGATATCACAAACTATTATTCTAAAGTTCGCTCTGGTGGCTTGTATGCTGGACATGATTTTAGTCTTCCTGGTGTAACACAAGCACTTAAAGAGTTCATTAAAGAAGCAAACATCGATCCAAAATCCTTGATGTTTACCGCTAATGACGTTTGGTTGTGGTTCAAACCATGAGTTATGCCTTTGTTGTAACGTCTGCATTATGCCCCAATACGGGTGTTTTCACTAAAGAACAAAGGTATGAACAAACACTAAACACAATCAAATCAATCAGAAGTAAAGTATCAAACTCTTTTATTTTACTTTCTGATTCTGGACCTAATCCTGTACCTGAAGAATGGATCGAACATCTAACCGAGATATGTGATGATGTATTATTCGTCAAGGATCCTACATTAGAACAACTTAATATGTATCGTATGCAGACACCTGCCGAGATTCATAATATGAAAAATGCATTGTCATATCTGAAAAATTTAAATCTTTTAGGTATCGACCGAGTATTTAAGATTACCGGTCGAGCAGAATTGACTGATGACTTCAATATTATACAATATATCTCAAATCCTGCAATCAAAGACAAATACGTATTCAAAAAAAGCGTAGACTCATGGATGGGAAGAGGGTTTAAATTGTATGATACACGAATCTGGTCATTCGATTATTCTATGATAGATGAGGTTATTGCAATGCACTCTGGTGCTTTTGATACCGCTTGCAGTTCTGGATTAGACCTAGAGCATGTATATTATCAATTGATACCACCTGCAAAAGTGGTAGAAAAGGATGTCCTAGGTCTAAGATGCTACGTGGCATCTGATGGTACGGTACGTAACGATTAAAAAACGTATAAATACCAATACGGTAACCATAGTGTGTTACAATTCATAGGAATTTCATGTTATCATTCAAACAATTCATTCTAACAGAAGGTGGGAACATCAAGGCTAACGGTCATGCGGCCGAGCCTATTCAGATTCCCCATGGTCAGCGCAAAGCAGTTCAAAAAGATATTCATGGTGTTGCTAAAGCGGTAGGAGATTCTTACCATAAAGCCCACGGTGAGCATTTGTTTGGTAAAGAGCATAAAGCACTAAAAACTGGTTCTGCATTTGCTGGTTCTACTCATCATACAATGGATAAGAACATTAGCGATACAGAATTTCATCATGGAATGACAAAACCCGGTAAAGAACATCCTGAATCTGGTGATGTTGACTTGAAAGTACCGCATCACACATTAGATAAGTTACACGCACATTTAGACCAGCATGTCGGTAAGAAGTTCGGTCCGTATACGCTACTAGGCACAAAGAAAGGTGCTGGACAGAGACATGCTATCATGCAACATAATAAAACCAAAGCAAAGCATCAAATTGACTTTGAAGGTTCCGATTATGAGAAAGATGAGCCATCAAAAGGCGACCAGTTCACACATAGTTCTAATTGGCATGATAGAAAAGCTGGTATCAAAGGGGCTCATCATAAGATTCTTATGAATGCCGCTGGTAGAGATAAACACGTATTTTCACCACAGTACGGTTTAGGCAATCGTGCTAACAAACTACCGCCATCAAAGCAAACGGATAGAACTAAAGACCCTAAAGAAGTGGCTAAACGTCTATTTGGTGCTAAAGCAGACCATGAGAAAATTCATTCATTCCATGGTGTCACAGACTTGATTAAAAAGCATGTTAAGCCTGAACATCATCAAGAAATCTATAATAAATTCAAAGAGAGAACTGGTAGTTCAGATGTTAAAAGTGCATTTAGTCACGAAGCCGCACTAAATCACCTTAAGAAACATCTTGACGTACATGACGAATGAAAAGAACATTAAACGAATTTTTCAGAACCATATCTGAAGCCAAAACTGGTATAGTTGAGAAGTCACACTTCAAGGCTATATTTGTTACGGGCGGACCTGGTTCCGGTAAAGATATTGTAATTCGTGAGGCAATACCACACGAATCTTTTACTGAATTAAATACGATTCAGGCATTTAACTATTTGGCTGACAAGAAACGTCTTTCCGAGAAGACTTCCGATCCACGTAGAGAAGCCATTAGAAACCGTGAATGCCTTGTTATAAACGGTCCTACCGATGATTACGAACGTATGGACTACATACGTGAAGAACTCTCAGAACTTGGGTATGCAATATTACCGATTTTCGTTCGTGTTTCAAATGAAGCAAGTAAAGAAAGAAATGAAAAGTTGGCAAGAACGATTTCAGAGTCAATTAGACAAGAAAAGTGGCAAAAGTCGAATGATGTGCTTGGGAAGTTCATCCACGGTGATTGGAGTAATTCTTACAGTCAAACCATGTTATTTGAGAACGATTCTGAACTTGACAAAGTACAAGGTGAACTCAAAAGACTTAGAAAACGAATTTTTGAGTTTGTAGAAGATAGAAGTTGGTATACAATGAATGAAACAGCATATGAATGGCTAGACTCACGAAATAAGCTAGATATTAATGAATCATTTAATTACTTTGTCGAAAAGGAAACCTTGAATGAAGGCAATAAAAAACTGGATAGTAAACACATTCAAACTAAAACCATCGGTAAATACAACCCAGGACTTCTCGCTCCAACAACCTCAACACCAGACAATAGACCAGGTGCTAACGGCATCGGAAAAGCTGACGACCTCAAAGGGGGTACCTTCCCTAGAAAGAACCCTAATGGATATACAATTGCCGGTGGCTCCGGAGCAGGTGCCTACGCCGCAACCGAAGAAACGCAACCCACGCTCAAAATCGCCGGTCCCCCAAAAATCAAAAAGTTCAACAAAGACGGCCAAATCGAAAAAATCCTCAAAGGCGCCAAAGACGGAAACGCAGTAAGTGGCGGTAGAAATACTTTAGGTAATGGTATGGGTGATACGTTTAGTTCACGTTCAGGACTTCAAATGGGTCTTGGAGAACACAGTTTTAGTGCTTTTAGAAAGCAGGCAGAATCAATAGATAGTCCAGGCGAGAACGCATGGGGTGTCTCTGGTGTTGCTACAGGCGGTATGGACAAAGAAGGTATGAGAACTTACAAGGATAAGGACCAGATTGAAAAAATGGCACCTACCGTAAAAAATAAAAACAAGAAAAGACTAGGAGTAGTATAATGTTCGCAAAAGACAAAGTAACCCAATCAATGTTAGATGCAGTTAATGCTGTTATCGGTGAAGCAGAAAAGAAAGCAACGGGTAAAAAGCCGGGTTGGTTAATTGATGCTGAAAAAGCCGCAGAAGCAAGAGAAGGTAAATTAAAAGAAGATGCAGAGCAAATTGATGAGATTGATGCCAATGCTATTCTAGCTATGGCTAAAAAAGTAAGCCCTACTGCAAAAATGAGAGCATCTAGTGATGAAATGAAAAAAGACCGTGATGAGAAAAGTGCAAAACAAGATGCACCAAAACCTCATGTACCGAAAAGTACTTTTGGTGACACGAAGGGTTATGGACAAGGACGCTACATGGGTGACTCTGTAGAAGTTACGGATGAATTGGTTGAAAGTAAAGACCAAAGATTTATCGATGCAGTTTCAAAAGTAATCAATGGTGGAAAAGGTGTTACTGTTGAAGAAGAATCATTGCAAGAGAAAAACTGGATTAAAGGTGCTATCAAGCATCCTGGTGCATTGACAGCCGCCGCTAAAAAAGCAGGCGAGTCAAATTCTGAATATGAACAACAACATAAGCACGATTCCGGTAAAGCTGGTAAACGTGCAAGACTTGCATTAACACTAAAGAAAATGCATCACGAAGAAGTTACTAAAGAACCAGAAGGTTCTTATTCTTCTAAACGTTTTGAAACTGATGCCCAACGTATTGCACGTATGGCAAAAGAAAAAATGCAAGCTAAGAAAAAAGAAATGGCGAAAAAAGAAATGGCGAAAGAAGAAGTTGCTCTAGATGAGAAAGACGAATTGCGTGACCGTATCGGTACAAATATTGTTAACAAGAAACCAAGAGAAGGTCAAACTGATTTAAGAAATATTCCAGCAGGAAATAGACCAGATGGTAAAAATAAGTTCTCTCAGAGTGAAAAAGATTCTCAACCAACTCGTTTGAAGAATAGCATTAAAGCATCATTAGGTAAACACACTAAACCAAATCTACCGGAAGAAGTTGAGCAAATGGATGAAGTTGAAAATGCATTTACTGCATACAAGAACAAGAGACCTAGTGAAATTGGTAGACATCTAACAAGAACACATGACTCAAAACGTCTTTCTGATACAAGCGTAATGTATACTAAGAAGCATGGAAAAGATTTAGATGCCGCTAAAGATGCCGCTAAAGATGCAGAAACAGCACACAATGCTACTGTATTCGCAAAGAAAAAAATGAATAAAGAAGATGCTGGTTTAGGCGATAACGGTACAAATGAAGAAGTCGCATTTGAAGCGAGAGATTGGGTTGTAAAAGATCCAAAAACTGGTGCTGACAAAGCATGGGGCCATGAAAGCGATTGGAGACCAGTTGCAAAACCAAAAGCACAAGGTTCCGGTAAAGCCTCAAACTTGGCTGGTAAAGCATTGCAGAAAACAAAACAAATGACTAAAGAAGATATTGGTTTAGATACACCAGTACCAACAAAGCCAAAGACAACTGATACTCTTGCTGGTCGCATTAAAGTTCCTAAAAACTTCCATAATCAACACGTTGATTCTAAAGTCGAATTGAAAGCGGAAGAAGCACATCCAGATGCCGCTGAAGACAAAAAACTTATCTCTAAAATGATTAAAAAAGATGATGAGAAAGAAGAAAAGAAAGATACTAAAAAAGATATCGGTCTTATCAAAAAATACATGCATAAAGAAGAGATTGAACACTTAGCAGGTAACCATGTTGAAGTACATTCTGGACATCACCAAGGTGTTGAAGGTACACTTCATGCAGTACACGGTGATATCTTTGAGATTAAGCCACACGGTGCGGAATCTGAAGAAGACCATGTATATGTACCACAGAAACATGTAAAATCTGTTAAGTCTGTTGACGAGGCATTTCACGGACCTGAAGCGGGTTCTGGTACAGGCGATTCACCAATGGCAACTAATGATTCTAAGCCAGTAAAGTTGGCAAAATATCTTGCAGTCAAAACTGCTGATAAAATGAAGAATGAAATGCTTGGAAAGATGACTAACTAAGGTTAAGCATGACTGAAAAGTTTAAAAAAGTAAAAGCGTTATTGCAAAGACCGGCTCCCCCAAAGAAATTTGGTACAGACCCATGGGAGCCTTGGTCTGCAACCAATCAGGTATCTGAAAACTCTATTAAAGGACAACGTGCCGGTACGCTTGCACGTTTTCTCAAGTCTAGAGGTATTAATCCTACATTCGTTTCAAAAAACCAAAGAATTGCACATACAAAATCTGATATGTACAAAAAATGGATGAGAGACCATATGTTCGAAGCAATTGATGTACCTGAGCAACCCGAAACTGCCGATAAAAATGCATCAGATGCACAAATGTCATATGCTAAAAAGAATAAGAAAAAACTTCATATGTCTAAAAACATTGAAACACCACCTGGATCAATGGTACGAAAAAATATGGAATCCGTTGAACTGGATGAAGTTCTAACTAAATCTACAACTGCTGGCGAGACTATCGATGACTTTGTTCACTCAAAGAATAAGATGTTTGCCGGTGACTCTAAGGTTCAAAGAATTAAAAGAGCATTAGGTGCTTACTATAAAAAGCAGAATGAAGAGACTGGAACTAAGGAAAAGAAAAAGAAAACTTTGAATCCTGGTGGAAGTATGCCCACAACTACAAATAATAAGACAAGTTATTCTTATAATGACATGACTGAAGAAGCGGAAGACTCGATAAAAGAATCTGTTATTCGCTCAGAAACAATAGGACCATACACACATGAACTACATAAGACACCATGGGGATATCAAGTAAGAGTTCATGCTGGTGGAAAACAAGTTCATTCAGATATAACCAAGCCCACAGAAGAAAAAGGTCACAAAAGTTTTGATAGTAATATTGCCTACACAAAGAAACAATTAAGAATTCACGAGCAAGGTGTGGCGGAAGGTCACGATGATTTCAAATCATCTCATCAAAATGTAGTTGCTCAAGCAAAAGCAGAACACGGCGAACCTGAAAGACATGAATACAAGTTTGATAATATGAGTGGCAGACATGGTGCTCATAACTCATATTTACATTATCCAGACAAAAAAGTTACAGTAAACACACAAATGTTCAAGCACGGTCCAGCGCACAATGTATTTGTTAATCGTAGTAAACAAGGTGTGGCGGAAGGCAAGGAAGAATTACACGCCCAACTCCAAACAATTAATCAAAGGTTAAAATTAATGAGAGGCGGTCCAGTTGGAGAACCTAATAGTATGGCTTTTGTTGAAAAACGCAAAGCATTACTAAAACAAAAAGAACAAACATTATTACAATTAAAGCAAGGTGTAGAAGAAGGTTGGGCTGTTAATAGTGACATTATTTCTGACGAAAAGAAGGATACCAGAACTGCTTCCGAAAAAATGTCTGATTATGCTGTCAAACGACACAAAATTTACCAAGGTATTGCAGACAAACAGAAAGAGCATATCAAAAAGTGGAATGAAGACCACAAAGATGAACCTCATCTACAGATACCGGTAAAAGAAGACATATATCAGGATGGACAATCCGCAACACAAACGGTATTTGACATGGGTAATAATACAGACGATACTTCGCAAAGATTCAATAGAGTCAAAAATGCTATGAAAAAGAAGCATGTCAAAGAAGACACATACGATTGGGAGAAGGCTGACAAATCAGTAGCCACTCCAGGCAAAAAGCCAAAGATGGATAAATCAAATGAAAAGACTGGCGAGGCTACAACTAAACCTAAAGCCGCCGCTGTTCTATCTGGTGGTACAACTATGACGGGTGAACCAAGAGATACGATTGAGATTGACCCGTCCATGCAAGGCAGACCAGGACAAGATGGTGGTCTGCCGTCAGCTAAAACAAAAAGATAAATAGTAAATAAACAGTTTTCTAAGGAGAAAAAAAGATGTCCTCATGGGGTAATAAAGATTTTGCGAATAACGCACCAAATTGGGCTGTAAGAACAGTACCAAACCATAATGCAAACACAACCGCAAGACCAACTGCGGCAAACGTTGCATATTTGTATCAGAACACTTCACCTAACGTATACCAAACCGGTGTTACTGTTGGTTTATGGAATGTTTCACAGGCTGAAGAAGCAGTTGCAGTTAATGGTGTAAATCCAACTGCCGGTCCTTCACATGATGGTTGGGTAATCAAGACTGTAGGTCAAGGTGGACGTGCTGGTAGAATTCAATATGAGACTTTAGTCGTTCTGGCTAATACACCATACGAATCAGCCGCTGGCCAGAACTTGTTCCCAGATACCGCAATTACATTTGTTCAACCATCTACACTACAAAGCATTGTTCATGGTGGCGGAAATACTATCACAATTTCTGTTTCTGGTACATCTGTAATACCAGCAACAGCAACAGTAACATACTTGTGGCAGTATAACAATCAATCAGGTGGTGGTTGGAACAATGTTACAGCAAATACATCTAATGCGGCAACAACAGGTAACACAACAGTTACTTTAGTTGTGACACCATCAGATACATCTACAAACAACTTCGTTTATCGTGTTCTTGCAAATGCGACAAATCCTGGTGTTGTAGGTTCAAATACAACGACATTTACTTCTTCAAACTCAAGAACATTAGTGTCTTAATAAAACAAGGGGCCTTGTGCCCCTTTCTTAACTATGTTTGAAAATTTGAATGAAGATAATTTTATGATGTATGCAGTTAAATGCTATACGTCTCCTAATTGTATTATGTCGGAATTTGAAAGTGATATTAAAAGAATCAAGTATCTTAAAAGACTTTTTAGACGTTATAAATCTACTAAGTCTCTTAAAGAACGATTAATTTTAAATCACATTATTTTATTGAATAACGTTTTTGGTCCTGAATCTATGTCTAGAATGTTATTCTATAAGATAGATGAGAGAGATTATGATGTGCTTAAGACATTCTTAGCGTATTTGAATTTGTTACCGGATTTCATCTATGGTGTAAATGGTAAAAACATCATAGTGTCAAATATACCATACGAGGAAAGTGTTGCAGAAATACTAAGTCAAATATGATAAATTTTAAAAATTTTAACGCAGAAGATTATATTGTTGAGGCAAAAAGTGGCACTAGCTATAGTGATGAGCACGCTCATGCGAGAATATGGAATCATATGACCGGTCTCGGTATTGCTCACGACAAAGCAAAGATGCAAAAAGAATTTGCAAAAGCGAAGACAGATAAAACACATCCTTTGCATTTCTCTAAAGCCCCCGATGAAGGTTTTGTTGGTGGTAAAAAAACGAATGCCGCAAAAGAGAGTTACCATCAAGAACATGAAAATGCAATTCACACAGTACACGCATTAGCAAATCATCCAGATTTCAAAGAAGCAATAAAAAAGAAACACAAAGCAGTTGTTATGGGGAATCAAAAGGGTGAAGTTTCTGATACGTGGAAGAAATATGGTGCCACGAAGGGCGGTACATCAAAATCAGACGTTGCAATTAAAGATCCTAATGATGAACACCATCACGGTCTAAAACTTTCTATGAAGAAAGGTGGTGGTTCTCAATTAATGTCTGGTGGACCTGAGGAAAATGCCGCAGTACATCACCATGCCGCACATGAGATGTTAAGTAAGCATCCAAGTTATAAAGACTTACCAGAAAAAAGAAAAACAAAGATTCATCAAGAAATTATGAACCATATACATCATGTTTCTTCTCAATTAAATGCAATGAAAAATGCATCTAAGGAAAAACAAACTCAACACAGAGAAATAGCACAACATCATCTTGACACGATTCACAATCAACATCCTGCATTAAATCATTATGTTAGAAAAGAAGCCGCAACTGGTAGAGGTAAATTCGGTGAAGGTTCTGCACATGCGGCATCTTATCTAGTAAAATCCGCTTCACACGGTGGTGATGCAGAAGTGAAACATGTAGATAAACATGATTGGTCAGGACCAAAACCAAGAGCCGCACTTCCAAAAGGTGAAGGACGTTCAGGAAATGTTAAATCGGACGAGAAATGAAATCATTCAAACAATTCTGCAAAGAAGTAAAAGAACCTACTGGTGAATTAAAAAAGGCTTGCTGGACCGGGTATACGGCAGTTGGTACAAAAAAGAAAAATGGTAAAACAGTACCTAACTGTGTGCCAGAAGAAGTTGAATTATCCGAAGAAGATACTAAAGTCAAACATGTTCATCACAATGGTGAGAAGATTGGCGAAACTGGTGTAGATTCAGAAGCATCTCCAGGTAATGGTAAGTGGTTTGCTAAACACTATAAATCAAAAATGGATTCTGTTGGGTTTGATTCTAGAAAAGAAGCAGAAGCAGAAGTTCGTGCTGCTCATGGGATTAAAGAACAGGCCTGTTGGTCTGGTTATACTGCTGTTGGCACCAAAGAGAAAAATGGTAGAACAGTACCTAACTGTGTGCCAGAAGAATTCATGCCAGAATCTGAGGCATGGGAAAGAAAAGAAGGAAAGAATCCTACAGGGGGTTTAAACTCAAAAGGTGTTGCATCTTATAATAGAGCAAACCCAGGTCATCATCTACAGACGGCAGTAACAACAAAGCCATCGAAATTAAAACCTGATAGCAAAGCCGCAAATCGTAGAAAATCATTTTGTGCTAGAATGTCTGGTATGAAAAAACGTTTGACTTCTGCAAAGACTGCAAACGATCCAGATTCACGTATCAACAAATCTTTAAGAAAGTGGAACTGTTAATGTTCACATTCAAACAATTCAGAAAAATTCAGGAAGATGGTGCTGTTGTAGCAGGTCCTACTAATGTGACTGCTGGTGTTGCAGGCATCGGTGCTCCTGGTCCTGGTAACTTTGCAGAACCTGGTGGTAAGAAAAAGAAACCTCCTGTAATGGGACATATGTTTGCGAGAAAACCACCAAAGATATAAATCATGTTTTCATTTAATTATTTTTTGGGATTGTTACCGACTTGGATACCTTGGGCAATAGTAGGTGTTGGTGCCGCACTATTTCTAATTGAAGTGTGTTTGAATTCGTTCATACCATTTTTCTATAGATTGCCAATTCGTTTGATTGCCATCATAATCTTTGGTGCCGGTTTCTATGTAGATGGAAGACAAGACGTTTTAATTAATGCTAAGAATGAAGTTGAGAAAACTGTGGCAGAACAGAAAGTTGTGACACAAGAAGTTGTTAAATACGTACATGATAAAGTATATCAAGATAGGGTGATACATGACCAAGTTATTAAAGAAATTACTACAACAGACGACCACATGTGTGATGTTCCTCAGTCTTTTGTATGGGTGCACAACAACGCCGCTCAAGGTGCCGTTTCCCGATTACCCTCAGGAGTGGCTGGAACCAGTTCCGGAGTTGCACTCTCTGAAGTCGAAAGAACAATTGCCGACAACTACGAACTCTACCACGAACTTGCCGACAAAATGACCGGTATTCAAATGTGGCTTAAAGAACAAAAGAGGATTAACCCATGAAGAAATTATTAGTTGTCGCTTTTCTTTTATTATCAGGATGCGGTATTCTTCAAGTGTCGCAATTTGATGGAAATGAGTATGGTTTTGTCGTAAATATTAGGTCTACGGCATCAACACAGAAATGTACACCAGAGAATGTCGAATCACTATATCAAACAGCATTGAACTTGAGAAACTATAGTGAGTATGTACCACATAATGAGAATACATTTATTATGTCGAAAGGATTGTT